TATGAAGGACATGAACCTTGTCATGGACATCAGCACGGCGTTGCAGATGGATTCCAGCACCGTTGCAGACGCGCTTGCCAAGGCATACCAAGGCAACTTTAAGGCGCTTCGATCATTGACTCCAGAAATGGCAACAATGATTAAAGAGGGCGCCAGCCTTAACGAAGTCATGGACGTGCTCGGCGGAACCTTTGGCGGTGCTACCGCTGCAAGCGCGGAAACCGCAGCAGGCAAAATGAAGATTCTGTCAAACAGCATTGGCGAAACCAAAGAGTCAATCGGCGCAGCGCTGTTGCCAGTAGTCGAGGCCGTGTTACCGATCTTAAATAAGTTTGCAATGTGGGCACAAGATAATCCACAAGCGTTCCTAGCAATCGCTGGAGCTATCGCTGCCGTAGCCGCCGCAATCGTAGTCACCAACATCGCTATGGCGCTAAACCCGTTTGCTCTGATCGCTGCCGGCATCGCATTACTGGTCGTTGGCTTGGTTGCCGCATACAACAAATTTGAGTGGTTTCGTGACGGCATCAACGCAATTGTCAACACCGTGATCGGGTTCTTTGCTGGCATGGTCAACGCTGCAATCGGCGCGGTCAACGCAATCATTAGCGCCTACAACTCAATTCCGTTGTTGCCAGATATTCCAAAAGCACCAACAATGCCAGTACCACAATTAGGAGCAACAGGGCCAGCGACACAGGTTCCGCGCAAGATTCCGCGCATGGCCGAAGGTGGCATTGTCTCAAGTCCTACCTTGGCGCTAATCGGTGAGGCAGGCCCAGAAGCAGTCGTGCCGTTAGACCGCATAAACAACGGTGGCGGAATAACTATCAACGTCACAGGCGGACTTGCCACAAGCGCCGAAATCGGCGAATCAGTCGTTAACGCTTTGCGCGCCTATTCGCGTAGCGCTGGGCCGTTGCAGTTACAGGTGGCGTAATGCCAGGAGTATCGGTCGTTGATTCTGGCAACTATGACTTACAAATCGCCACAGGTTTTCAGGTTGACGCGTTCGTCCTAGACGACACGCTTAAGGGCGTACTAAATAACACCGAGTATGTGCTTGACGGTACGACCGAGTTTGCCGATGTGATGGACTCGACTATTAGCGTTAACGTGCGGCGCGGTCGCCGTGACGTGGGCGATCAGTTCAGCGCTGGCACAATGACATTTACCATTCAAGACGTGGACGGCATCTTTAACCCGTTTGACCAAAACAGTCCGTACTACGACACACCACAAGCCAAGCCTGGGCTTGCCCCATTGCGCGAAGTACGACTAATCCGTTACAGCTCAACCAATGTGCCCGAATCATTGTTTAGCGGTTATGTCGTCAACTATGACTACAACTTTGCACTCGGCGGTTTAGACACCGTGACCGTGTATTGCGCTGACCAGTTTTACTTGCTCGCGCAAACATTTCTAGACGAATTAAACGTCACCCCAGAGACATCAGGAGAACGCATAGAAACAGTCCTAGACCTACCAGAAGTTGACTTCCCAGCAGGCGCTCGAAGCATCGCCACAGGCACCGTCAACCTAGGCCACGACAGCAACTACACCGTGCCGGCAGGAACAAACGTCTTGCAATACCTAACTCAAATAAATGAGACTGCCGAGTTTGGACGCCTATTTATGTCACGCGCTGGCGTGCTGACATTTCAAGAGCGCATCGGTAACACGTTAAGCGCGCCTGTAGCCGATTTTCATGATGACGGAACCAACTTTAAATATGACGGAGTAGGAATTTCTTTTGAGGCTGACTCGGTTATTAACCGCGCGGTCGTAACAGGGTTAGATGGCAAGACCGCTACCGCCACCGATGCAGGGTCTATCGCCACATATTTTATTCAGACAACAAGCATCACAAACAGCCTGCTACATGAGCAAACAAGCATTGATGACGCTGCCGACTATCTGCTTAATCCAGAGCCCGAACCGCGCTACACATCTGTAGCAACCAAATACCTGATGCTCACCACAGCCCAAAAAGACACCCTGGCAACCGTGGACATTGGCGACACAATCAGCGTAGAAAAGACGTTCCCTAGCGGTACAGGAACAACCCAGTTGGCTCAAGAGCTGTCAGTCGAAGGCATTGAGCATCGGCTGGATTTCAACACAGGCCACAGCGTCCTGTACAGCACCGCTCCGACCACGATCGTTTATGAGTTGATACTTGACGATCTTGTGTATGGCACACTTGACGAACTTAATGTTTTAGGATAGGGGCACTATGGCTACACCATTTCCATTTGTTGCAGGGTCGGTGCTTGAGGCATCCGAACTTAACGCAATTACCGAACTACCAATCAACGCCAAAACTGCTAACCACACGCTGGTCGCTGCCGACGCTGGCGCTCGAGTCCAAATGACCGCAGCAGGCGCAACAACAATTACCGTTAACGCATCCGTGTTTGTGGCTGGACAGTCGGTCAACATTTACAACCTAGGTGCCGGCACATGCACAATTACCGCGGGAACAGCAACAGTCACTACATCGGGCTCTTTAGCATTGGCACAATATGGGGGTGGCACGCTTTTGTTTACGAGTGCTAGTGCTGCAACTTTTTTTAGCGGTGGCGGTGCCAATTACGGTGCCGCGACAGGTGGAACAGGCGTAACAAACGTAACGATTGGTGGCGTGAATTATGCGTACACGTCTTTTACATCGTCTGGTGTACTAACAAATACCAAAGCAGGCCTCTTTGATTGTTTAGTTTTTTCGGGTGGCGGTGGCGGTGGCGGAGCGCATTCCTTTAGTGGTTATTCAGGTGGTGGCGGTGGTGCTGGTGGCGTTTCGCTCAGCACGATTTACTTGTCCGCCAACTTGACGGTGACAATTGGTGCTGGTGGTGCTGGTTCAACATCGGCAACTATTGAACCTTCGCTTGGAAGCTCAAGCAGTATTGGAAACACAATTCAAAGCCCGTCCGTTGCTGGTGGTGGTACTGGTGCAGGAATTGGAAGTCGTTTGTATCCTGCCCGTGCTGGCGGTGCAGGCGGCGGCGGCGGTGGTGGTGCAGCAAACGCAGAAATTACGGGTGCAGCAGGTATGGCACCAAACATTTCGGGTTATGCAGGTGGCAACGGCATTGCTACTGCAAGCCAAGCAAGCGGTGGCGGTGGTGGTTCAGGTGTAATCGGGTCAAATGCGTCAGGTACTACTGGTGGCGCTGGTGGCGCAGGTTATGACGTAAGCGCGTTCATTGGTGGTTCCGCATTGCTTAAAGGTGGTGGTGGTGGCGGTGGTGGTGCTACTGGCGGCGCAGGTGGTTCATCGATTGGTGGCGCTGGCGGTGGCACGAGCGCTAACGGCTCCAATGCTGCAGCAAACACAGCAAGCGGTGGCGGCGGTTCTGGAACATCAGGTTCAAATAGTGGTGGCAATGGTGGTTCAGGAATTGTTTACATCCGTTGGAAGGTTTGATCGTGGCACATTTTGCACTTCTTAAAGACAACATTGTTGAAAGCGTCATCGTTATTGCAAACGAAGATTGCGACGATTTGCCGTTCCCAGAAAGCGAACCAGTAGGTCAAGCATTTATTGCTTCGCTTGGCTTTTATGGCGAGTGGGTACAAACGTCTTACAACGCATCATTTAGAAACATTTACGCAGGCCCAGGCATCAAGTTTGACCCAACGCTTGGAGAATACGGCGCTTTTGTTTCGCCAATAATTGAGCAATGAAATGGCGTACTTTGATTGGTTACGCGCTACTAGTTGTAGTTGTTGCGTGGGCCGTTTCTAGTTGCGGTTATGACGGGTCATATCGTTACCCATGCCAAGACCCGTCAAACTGGCAAAAGCCTGAATGCGAACCGCCGATCTGCAATCCATCTGGAACGTGCACACGAGATTTGATTTATGAGACCACGCCTTAAACCCGAGGAGCTTCACGCTCGACTAATAGTCGTTGTCGGCATCATCCTTGCCAGCGTGTTTGCAATTACCGTGCTTGGATTTGTGTATGCGCTCATGTTTGTTACCCAGCCGATCGGCCATCAAAGCCCTAACGACTCTGCATTCATAGACCTGCTGTCAACCTTGACCGTTTTCATGACTGGCACGTTGTCAGGCTTAGTTGCCTCAAATGGGTTAAAGTCAAAAGCAAAAGAAGGAGCCAAAGATGTTGAAGGATAAAGACAAAGCCATGCTTGCCAGTTACGGGCGCTCAATGCTCGCCGCGGTAGTCGCGCTAGCGGTCACAGGCAACACCGACCCATCCGCATTGTTGGCAGCTGCAATCGGCGCGGTCTGCCCAACAGCGTTGCGTTACTTCAACCCCAAAGATCTGAAGTTCGGTCGTGGCAACAGCCAAAACTAACCCCAACTCACGGCCATACATCGGCAATAGTGACGGCCCATCAGCAGGCCCACGCGCCGGCATGAACGAGTTTATTAAACAGTTGATACATCACTCTGGTGGCGCGCTGTGGAACAACGGGTCTTACGGTCAGCGCGACATGAAAGGCAAGCCAGGCAGTTTGTCGGTGCATGCAACTGGTCGCGCGGTGGACATGTCGTATAGAGGGAGTGCACGTCATCCGCAAGCGTCACGCAAATCTGCTTTGCCGTTTGTAGAAAAGTTGGTTGCCAATGCAAACGAGTTAGGCATCCAGATGGTGATTGATTACTTCCCATCGCCGTACGGTCGCGCATGGAAATGTGACCGACAAGCGTGGAGCAAATACAACAAGCCAACAGTCTCAAGTGCACCTGGGGGAGATTGGTTCCACGTCGAGATTTCACCACAGGCTGCTGACTCGGTAATCTTCGTCAAAGCCGCATTTTTAAAGGTGTTTGGGGAAATCCCACCTAAGGCTTGATCTATGTTCTAGGGTCGGAGTACCGACAAAAGGACAGGCAATGACTGAACCACAGATCTTTGACTACAGCGTCTACATAGGCGTAATGGATAACGGGCAAGAGATCCTCGTGCAAATCTTCACAGACCCCGAGTCGGGCAAATACTTACAAGGACAAATTGCATTCAGATCGCACGCTTCATCATGGGGCGTGCCAATACCTTTGGAGAAAAGATGAACTATTTAGCAGAGAAAATCATTGGGCTAGTGCTTTGTACGGTCTTTGGGGTTACGGCGCTCACAGGGGCTCCTAGCGCGTCTAGCGCCCCATCTGGCACCATTGCCCTAGCACCGCTAGACGTCACGCCATACCTAATTGAGCCGCCTACGACCACCAGCTCAACGATCTACATTGACCCCTACACGACCGCCTGTGAGCAGTTCAGCGCGCTTGCCATCAACCTGGGTTGGCCTGCAGATCAACGCACCGTGCT